GCGATCTGTTTCGGACCAAGCGTGCCTCTTTCAGAAAGGAGGTGTCGGAATCGGAGCGGAGTAACGTCGACGCCGCAATAAGCGTCAACACCGCACGATTCACGAAAGAACCCCCGGTAGTAGGATTTCCCAGAATTGATCCTAAGACCAAGAATGGGAAAGTCCCTGGACGCAGCAAGGTACGTATCCGGGCGACAGACTATGTCGTCGCCGTAGACAAATACCTTGCGACATGCTTCCTCGAGAGTGAGGTCGTTCTCCAACATCTCCTCGGAAACGAGGAGGGAGAAGAAAACGACGGCCTCAATGGGGAAACATAGAGCTGATCCCATTGGAGCGAACTTCCGCAAGGAAATTGTCCGCCCATCTGGGAGTAGCGTCTTTGCCGACCGCGTCGCCTCAAGGGCCCGAAGTAGGCCCGGGCATCCGGAAAACAGTGTCCGGACTAGCCAAAGCGAAACGCGATCTGAGGCATCCTTCATATCGACGGTTGCGTATCGTCGAGAGATGGAGGAGCTCATGGCAAGTCTCTGATTCACGGTTTGATCCGTGAAACAGATGTGTCCTCTGGAGAGAGGGTGGGATTCAAGAAAGACTTTCATCTTCCGGAAAATCCCCTGTTGGATGAACTGATATTCCAAAGGTTCCATAGAGATCCCTCGGGGTCCCCTAGAATCCTTTGGGACAAGGGTGTATTTCGACACGCCCTCAAGTTCCCGCTTTCGCGAGAACCAGACAGCTCGTCCATCGTCCAAGAACTGGGACCTACATCCGACGAAGTACTCGTAATACGGGTACACCTCGTGGAGCCGCTTGTAAAAGCGGGAAAAGACCCACTTACGTTCTCGGTTCTCTCCAGTCGCCACCGCACCTGGGCCATGCCGGGGAAGAATGTCCCGGTAGTCGAATTGAGCGAGTAATCGCTCCACGACCAGGCGCGCACCACTTAGCAATACGCGTGTCCGTAGTGGGAATTGACCCACAGACTCGGTGCCCTCGGGAAGAGCGGCATCAGTCTTAACATAGGACTCTACAGAAGCACCGACCTGCTGTTCAGTCAGCGGGAATTCGAGCTTGTAGAATGCGTAAGCCAGTTGACGGATGCACCAAATGGCATCCGTCGATGGGTTACTAAGTAGTGACCCATCAGACTCACTGAACACAAGACTGACCAAACCCCCAAAAAGCTTCGGGAGAGGTCCC